CAGTATCTTCTGCGGGTAGTGTCTCAATCCTCAAATTTTTGGAGGACAATAGTATCTCTATGCGGGTCAATGGTGTTCCGCTCCAAGTGTTGCCAGTTAAATGGCTAACGGGAACCAATAACGGCGGTGTTGGCGGTGGCGTCGGTGGCACCGACCGTATGGTCGCCTATACAGACGATTACGACCTTTGCCGTTTCCCATTGGTTCCAATTGCGGGTTATACCCCCACGTTCCACGGCATTGTATACGAACGCCCATACGTTTGGGCGGTTGGGGAGACGGAGATTGTCTACCCCGAAACAATCCAATATGCGGATGGTATCTAATGGCAACCGTGGAACTAAAAGTCCCCATGACATTGGGGGGTGTTGCGTACGAGGCTGGCGTTCACGAGAATGTCGAAATCGTGCGTGATTGGTTTGTGGATGAGATGGAAAAAACAAAACTCTTTATTGTTAAAGAGGGCGAGGTTTTGTATCCAAACACTAAGAAGAAAACTCCCGATAAGGCAGAGCAAGCGACAGAAGCACAACTGGCAGAAGACACTCAGGCACTTAAATAAAGAAAGGCAATATGATGAAAAAAAAGACAACTGAACAGATGATACAAGATAATAGATGAAATTATCGTGAGCGAACAATACTATGTTTTTCCAAATACAACTTTAACGATTTGTAAACTGGAATTAAAAAATGGGTTCTGCGTAACTGGCGAATCCGCTGCTGTATCTATGGCCAATTTTAATGAAGAGATTGGGCGTAAAGTTGCGAGAGAAAACGCACGAGATAAAATTTGGGTTTTAGAGGGATATTTACTAAAGCAAAAATTATTCGATACAATGGTTGAAGAGCCTACGGCTTAATTTTTTAGTCCTCTCTTTTGGAGGGGATTATAAAACTTAAAAAGGGTTTAATGTGGACTTAGTAGAATTTAGAGCAATGTTTCCAGAAATTAGTGCAACAGACTATCCAGATAGCTACGTCCAAATTTGGCTTAATTTGGCAAATGAAGTGGTTAGTACAGACGCTTTTGGCGTAGGTACCAATGCACTAGCAACGGCACGGGGAAACTTGGCGGCACACTATATAACCATAGACGATAACGCAATGGCGACATCTCAAACCGTTGGGGGGATGTCCGTAACATACGGGAATGGCGAGGATAACAGCGACTTGTCCCTAACCTCTTATGGGCGAATTTACATGAGATTAGTGAGACTCTATGGTTCGGGGGGATTAGTTGTATGATGTCCGTAAATAAGCTGCCTGAATTCTTGGAAAATGTTAAAAAAATGAGCGAGAAGTGCGTGATGGTTGGAGTGCCGCACGACAAAGACAGCCGAACAGATGGAGAAGAAACTAATGCACAGGTAGCCATGTTGCAAGAATTTGGGAGCGGTGCAAAGAATATCCCACCACGTCCATTTCTAATACCTGGTATTAAGATGGCGCAAAAAGAGGTTGCAGAAATTCTAAAAGATGGGGCTAAAAATGCTTTGCACGGTGGGGATATAGAGGTAGCGCTAAACAAAGCGGGGTTAATCGGACAAAACCACGTTAAAGACCAAATAAGAAATGGGGATTTTAAGCCGTTGGCAAAATCCACCCTTGAAGCAAGAAGAGACAGACGCAAAAACGGAAAAGCGGGGACAAAACCCCTGATTGATACGGGGCAATTGTTAGCTTCCATTACCTACGTGGTGCGTGAAAATGAATAGCGTTAGAAATAACCTAAACAATATCTTTTTTGTTGGTAGGAAAAAATACGACTGCTTACATAGGACACAAAGCATTAACCAATATGGAGAGGCTAGTTTTGTAGAAACGCCCTTTACTATTACCGCATCCATACAGCCAACAAATGGAAAAGAATTGGAATTTATGCCAGAGTCGGCACTGCTTACGGACAACATAACTATTTTTTCTAAGGAAGAGCTAAAAAATGCTCCATACGGGGATATTGTTATTTATGGCGGGATGAGATACCAAGTTAGCAAAGTTAAAAAATGGCAAACACACTGGGAAAGCATAGCCACCATGGAGGCAAACAATGGGTAATACGATTGTCGTCCCAAACTCCATTAACATTTACCACGTGGTGCATGATTACCTAGTTGGACTAACGGGGTTGGATAATACCCTAGTCCGTCCAATGTACCAACCAAATCCGCCAACTATTCCAAGCTTTGGCACGGACTGGATTGCAGTAGACATTAAGGAGGTGGACACAAACGGGCTATCTTACCAAACCCTGAAAGGAGATATACTTACACTGCAAGGGGATTTAGTCTTAAACGTTTCTTTGGCTATTTACGGGGCAAACTCTTTTAGCGTCGGGATGTTAATTAAGGCGGGTATGGAGCTAACGCAAAATTCCGAAATCTTAAGAAAATATAATATTGCTTTTGGGGAATACGGTAGATTGCTGCGTGTTCCAGAGTTGCATAACCAAAGATGGTTGGAACGGTATAATTTAGATTTCACGCTAAATTATTTAGCGGTTAACGACACATCTATCACGACCATAACGTCCGTGAAAGATATAAAAATTAACTCAAATCAATAAAAAGGAAAAAAAAAATGAACAGCGGCTTAAGTGTATCTGATTTAATTCCAGTGGTAATTAATGTATCCCCAACGGCGGCACAAGCTAGGGGTTTTGGTGTTATGCTTATTATCGGAGACAGTACGGTAATTGGTGCAACGGAACGCGTCCGTACGTATTCCTCTTTAACAGGGGTAGCGTCGGATTTTGCATTAACGTCCCCCGAATATTTGGCGGCACAAATTTATTTTGCCCAAATCCCACAGCCACAGACACTAATGATTGGGGTAAAGGCAAGTGGGGAAACACCACTACAAGCGGTTGCAGCCTGTGCGGTAGCCTCTTCTGGTTGGTATGCCGTTATGTTTTCAGCCGCCACCATGCCAACAGACACGGATGTGCTTGCAATTGCCTCTTATGTAGAAGCAACAAAGCCTGTTAGGGTTCTTGGAACGGTGACGAGCGATACGGCGGCTATTACAACGCCAGACACCACGTCAATTGCCTACAAATTAAGCGCGCTTAAATTATCCAGAACCGTGGTTCAATATTCTTCCACTGCGTCACGCGCAATCGCGGCGTTTTTTGGTAGAGCGTTAAACGTAAACTTCAACCAAAACAAAAGCACCATTACCATGATGTATAAACAAGAGGTTTTGGTGCAAGCGGAAAATCTTACGGAAAGTCAAGCGGCACAACTTAAGTCCACAAATTGTAACGTCTTTGTAAATTACAATAACGGCACTGCAATCGTCCAAGATGGACGGGTCGCTGGTGGACGATTTTTCGACGAGGTCCATGGGTTGGATTGGTTGCAAAATGCTATCCAAAACAATGTGTATAATTTGGTGTACCAATCCCAAACCAAAATCCCGCAAACTAACGCGGGTGTTGGTATGATTATTGCAGTGGTTAACCAAACGTTAGACCAAGCGGTTGCTAATGGTCTTATTGCAGAGGGAAAATGGAATAGTAGTACCGTATTTGGTGCGTTAAATATGGGGGATTATCTAAAAACTGGCTATTATGTTTATGTCGCCCCCGTGGAGTCCCAATCTCAAGCGGATAGGGAAGCCCGCATTTGTCCCCCTATCCAAATCGCCGTTAAAATGGCTGGTGCAATCCATTTGGTTGCAATTACCGTAAACGTAAACAGATAAGGAGAATAAATGGCAACTTATAGTTTTCAGGACGTTAATGCGTCCATTGTTGGGGTTGGTGGGGCGTTTAACCTTGCCAGCGGTGCAGGTGCGGCGGAAGAGGGAATTACAATCACCGCCGTAGCGGACAAAAACACGATGACCATTGGGGCAGATGGTACGCCAATGCACTCCCTTAGTGCGTCCACAGCATCTACCGTTACTATTAACTTGCTAAAAACAAGTCCCGTAAATGCTTTGTTAATGACTATGTATAATATGCAAAGCTCATCCGCTTTTTTGTGGGGGGATAATGTTATTACCATTAGTATTCTGCAAACGGGGGAAGTTATTAACTTAACCCAGTGTGCATTTAAAAAGGTCCCGAATATTGAATATGCCAAAGTGGCTAAAACGGTACAATGGACGTTTGATTGTGGAAAAACATCCATGATGTTGGGAGGACGTTAAGATGGCTAGCGATTTAACCTTAAGCGGTAATTTATATTCGGTTTCAAAAATTCCATCCGCCATTAAACAAATGCAGATTGCTAGACGGGTTTTGCCTATTCTTGCAGGTGGGGAAAAAGTAGAGGCAATTTTTAATAATATTGGAAGTCTCAAAGATGAAGATTTTGAATATGTTTTAATTGGATTGCTGGAAAGCGTAAAACGTAAGGACGGCGGAAACGCTGGTGTATGGACGGATGTGGTAGTAAATGGCACAATTGCCTACCAAGATATTAATATGCTCGACTTGCTCCAACTTGCAAAAGCCTCCGCAATGGAGAATTTTAGTTTTTTGGGAAACGTAGGCGGCTTGACATCCGCCATGATGAAACAGGAATAGAGTTTGTTGAATTGGGCGACGGGATGGACTTTGTAATGCGTCCCGTCCTTGCTGGAATGTGCAAGTTTGAAAGTTTGAAAGACGGTACGCTAGACTTAAAAGATATATTTTTGATGAACGATGCACTGGATGTCAAATACGAAAACGAACGAAGATATAGCGAATTTTTAGAGGGGGAGCGAAATGGGTAACGCAGAAACAATACAAGAATTCTTGGTAAAGCTTGGTTTTAATGTGGATGAAAAATCCCTCTCTAATTTTATGGGGGGATTAGACTCCGCCGCTATTCGTATCGCTGGATTTGGTGCGGCAATGACTGCGGTGGCTGTTGCGGTGGTGCATAGTGTCCAAGAAATTGCGTCCGAAAACGTGCAATTGGATTTATTAGCAAAACAACTCAACACCACTGCGGGAGCGGTCGACGATTTTGTCGACACCGCGGATATTATGGGGATTAGTAACGAAACGGCTACGACATCCCTAAAAAACTTTGCTGACAACGTTGCCGATGCGTCTATGGGTATCGGGCGGGCTAAAATTGTCTTCGAGAAGCTTGGAATTTCTGTAAAAGACGCTGGTGGGAATATGCGCTCAGCCACTGACGTTATGGAAGATTTAAAAGTTAAAATGGCGGGGCTTGGAAGAGCGCAACAATTACGCATTATGGAAAAATTAGGTCTCGACCCTAAGCTCCTTGTAATGTTTAATGACGCTTTTGGGGATACTGCAAAAATCACGACTCAACTTTCGGCGATTGACGCCGCGACGGGGTTTGATTTAACCAAAGCGATTAAACAGTCCAAGGAGTTTAACAGCTCTTGGCACGGGATGCAAACAGAAGTAAACCTAACCAAAATGCTATTTTCAAAAATCCATGAAACAATCGCCGTCCGCATGATGCCAGGTATACAAAAGGGTGTTGAAGAGGTAACGAGGGCGATTGAAAATGCACGCCACTTTATTATGGATAACGCCAAACAGATAGAGGACGCACTGCAACCAATTTTAGAAACGGTGGTGTCTATTGGTGCGGCGGTTGCAAGACTTACGGGACGGGCTTTCCAACTTATGGGGGAATTAATCAAACCTGTTGTAGACATTATTATAAGTGCAAACAAAGAAACGCACGGTTGGCTATTTAAGATTATGGCTTTAACGGTTGCTTGGAAAGCGTTTAACCTGTCCTTTTTAATTTCTCCACTCGGTCTAATCCTCGCACTTGGTGCGGCTCTCTTACTGCTGTACGACGACTGGAAGACGTGGAAAGAGGGAGGAAAGAGCGCAATAGATTGGGGAAGCAAGACGGGAAAAGTTATTCAAGATGTTGTGGTCGGTTTGGGTCTTTTGGCTGGGGCGATAACAATTACAAAGGGCTTATTTATGGCGTGGGCGGTTGTTTCCAAAATTGCAGCGGCGGCACAAATGGCATTAAATGTGGTAATGTCTGCAAATCCTATCGGGCTACTAATTGTCGCAATTACTGCGTTGGTTTTTGCGGGATACGAGCTTGTTAAGCATTGGGACGTAGTAAAAAAATGGTTTAGTGCGTTTTTTAACTGGATTAAAAAGGCTTGGTCTAATATCTTGGATTATTCCGCCATAGGACTATTAATTAAGGCTGGAGAAACCCTAATTAAGAATTGGGACGTAGTAAAAAAATGGTTTAATGATTTTTTTGATGGGTTTGTGGAGAAATGGAACATAGTCTCTAATGCGGCTAGTAAACTTTCTAGTATGTTTGGGGATGCGGTAAACATTGTAAAAGGCGATTTTAGTGGGGAGGTAACCCATAAAATAACCGCCCAACCATTGGGGGCGGATGCAACAGCTCACCACGTAACCGTACACCAAGATACAACTATGCATATTAACGGGGCGCAAAGTCCACAAGCAACAGCCCAAGCGGTTGTGACACAACAAAACCACGTTAACGCCCAAGTGGTGCGAAATATGACAGCGAGGGTGAGATAATGGCTAGTATCATTCCTCAAGGGGGAAGACTTTTGGGGACAATCATCCCCGACCTTGTTATAAGCGAAGATACCATAGACAGTTGGGAAGTTACCGCCCACCCCGTGCAACAAGGGGCGTCTATTTCAGACCATAAATATAGAAAGCCAGTGTCGCTAAAAATGTCCATGATGTACAAGGCGGATATCACGTCGGACGACTTAACTACAACTTATAAAAAATTGTTAGATTTACAGGCGACAACGGAATTATTTGACGTTATCACTCCAAAACGTATTTATAACAATATGCAATTAATAACCCTATCTTGCACAACAGACCAACACACGGAAAACGTGTTGTCGATTTCTGGTGAATTACGAGAGGTTAACATTGTGGAAGTTGTTATTTCTAGCGTGCCACCAAGAGCGAAACATAAAAACGCTAAAAAGACGGGGAAAACGGCAAAAACGGGGACAAAATCCGCTAAAGACAAAGGAGCGATACAGGCGAATAAAGGCGACAACAGCTCAATCTTAAGTAAAATAAAAGGGCTTTTTTAAAAATGACAGTGTACCAAATCCCCCTAACCAATACCCCGCAAAGTTTTTCTATCTCGATGAATGGGACAACCTACAACCTTACTGTTAAATGGAACGAAAAACAAGGTTGGATTATGGACATAGCAGATGTGGACGAAACACCTATGCTTTGCAATATCCCTTTAACCACGGGGCGAGATTTATTAGAACCTCATGCTAGTTTTGGTTTTGGTGGTAGTCTGTATGTTGTCAGTGTCGGGACGGATAATATCCCGACTTACGACAATTTAGGCACCGATGCTAACCTCTATTTTATAACGGAGGACTAAAAATGCAACAATGGATGAGATATTGCAGTTTAATTGTTTCTGGCAAAGGAGATGCGTTAGACCTCTCGAACCTTAGAGTTAGCTTTGAGGTAAGAAAAACGGAAAATGAGACACCAAACCAAGCCCAAATAAAAATATACAATTTGGCACAAGAGACAGAGAATAGGATTATTAAAGAATTTACACGGGTGACTCTCCAAGCAGGATATAAAGACCATTTTGGGGTGATTTTTGACGGAGAGATTACCCAAAGTAAACGGGGGCGAGAAGTCGGAACGGATACCTACGTAGAAATATCCGCTAGCGATGGTGACCAAGCCTATAACGGGGCAATAGTAAACGTTACTTTGGCGGCGGGTAGTTCCCAAAGCGACCACGTAGCGGTGGCTTCTAAAGCAATGAGCGTAAATGTTGGGCATTTAGACACGGCGGGGCATAAGTTGCCACGTGGAAAGGTAATGTATGGACACGCTAGGGATGTCTTAAGGACTTCTGCCTATTCTAACGGGCAAGACTGGAGCATCCAAGATGGAAAACTCCAAATGCTAGGCAAAACGTCCCTACTTCCCAACCAAGCCGTTGTGCTAAATTCCCAAAGTGGTCTAATTGGTGGTGCGGAACAATCCACCAAAGGGATAACCGCAAAAGCCCTTCTCAATCCTATGCTTAAAATAGGGTCGCACGTCATAATTAACGAAGCGGATGTAACTTTAGCTAAGATACAGCCAACAAAACCAGATACAAGCAAAAATCCCCCCGTGGATGGCGAAAATCCAGATAAATTAGCTTTAGTGGCTAAAGATGGCTCCTACAAAATAATCGGTGCTAGTTTTGTTGGGGACACATACGGCACGGATTGGTACTCCGAGATAGTATGCTTGGATGTGGATGCAACCATTAAAAAAGTAGCAACAAAAGGCAAGGATAAGAAAAAATGATACACGCAAAAGAGCGATTGAATGACGAACAAGAAACGCTAAGAAGTGCGATTGAGGGGATACAGGCTAAAATCTGGACGGCATTACCCGCCAAAATCTTAACCGTAAATTATGCTAAACAAACATTAACCGCACAGCCAACCATTATGGGAAAAATCACGGACAGTGACGGGAACGTGTCCGACGTTAACTTACCTGTCTTAGTAGATGTCCCGTTTCAAAGCCTTGGGGGGTCGGGTTTTGTTGTTACAATGCCAAATCTGGAGGGGAGCGAGTGCCTTATTGTTTTTTCCTCCCGTTGTATAGATGCGTGGTGGGCTAATGGTGGAATACAGCCACAAGCCGAGCAGAGGATGCACGACCTAAGCGATGGTTTTGCGATTATAGGATTTAACAGCCAAGCAAGGGTTATCCCTAATTATTCCACCGCCGTGGTGGAGGTTAGGACGTTTGACGGTGCCACCAAGATAGGCTTAACAAATGGAACGGTTACAATTACAGCAGCAAACACCCACATCACGGGGACGTTACAAGTGGACGGGAAAATAACCTCTGCAGACTCTGTAACGGCTCCAACGGTAACGGGTAGCACAAACGTTATTTTTGGTGGAAAATCTGGAATTGCACACACCCATAGCGGTGTAAGTACAGGAAGCGGAAACACAGGAGTACCAAACTAATGTTATACAGAAAACAGGACGCTAATGGGGATTATGTTTTTGGTGGTGGATTAGCAAGCTACCACCAAAACAATGCGGAGGCGGTCGCCCAAGCGGTACAAACACGGCTTAAGCTATGGGAAGGAGAATGGTTTTTGGATGTTACAGAGGGGACCCCTTATGTGCAAGGGATACTAGGCAAACATACGCAAAGCACCATAGACCAACTAATAAAAAAACGTATTTTAGAGACTAAAGGGGTCCTTAATATTGTAAGTTATAGTGGAATTTATAACGGAGAAAACAGAAACTACACAATAAATGCTACAATTACAACAATATACGGTATAACAAACGTAACGGGGGAATTTTAAATGGGAGTTTTAGCAACACTGGACGCGTCTGGTTGGAATTACGCAGACTATCCAACAACCCTAGAATACGTCCAAAATATTTTCAAAAATATTTACGGCTCCGACATCTATATAGACCCCGATAGTCAGGATGGGCAACTCATATCCGCCTTTGCCGTGGCACTGTACGACAATAACCAAACCTTTGCCGACATCTTAAATGCCCTATCCCCAACATATGCCCAAGGGGTGCAACTATCTAATAGCGTTTTAATTAATGGCATATCCCGCCACCCGTCCACAAATTCCACAGCGATGTTAACATTAACGGGTACAGCTGGCACGGTAATTAACGGTGCGTCTGCAAAAGATAGCAACGGGAATATTTGGGATATAGCAAGCGGGACTCTTAATACCACGGGAACAGCACAACTCCTAGCCACGTGCGAAACAGCGGAAGCGGTTACTGCTTTGGCTAATACAATAAACCAAATTAATACCCCTATTTTTGGATGGTTTACCGTAACCAACCCAAACAACGCAACCACGGGAACGGATGCTGAAAGCGATTACGCCTTAAGACAAAGACAAGCCGTATCTACTGCGTTGCCATCTGTAACAACTGTAGGCGGATTGCTAGGC